TCTACTACAAAGAGATTGCTCTCTGCCTCGTTACAAGCAAAGCTAGAAGCAGAAGCGATGAACCTTAACTTAATCCCCAAGGGAAATAGTTTACCAGTATGAGTGTTGACTCTTTTGACTCATACCGTTTGTACCAGTCTCTGAAGCTACATTTCGAGACTGATTCATACGATGCTGTAAAGTATAATTTTAAAACCAGTGCCAGCCCACAGTCTTTCTTTAAACGCAGAGATAAGTATTTCTTTGCTAAGGTTGGAAAGAAGATGAGCAATCAACAGGAACTGGTGAGTTTTTACGTGGCTAATTTTATCAACGAAGTATCATGGGTAGGAGAGATGGTCAATGGTGAAGGAGACCGAAACTATGCCCACTATAAGAAGATTCACGAGAGTCTCTCATATAACTTTAAAAACGATATAAATAACCTCGAAGGATCGCTTGACGATTTACTTACTTCTGTAAATGGCGAGCATCCTCCATTAATTAAGCGATATCTGCAGGGCGATATACTGCTAGAATCTGTGGCTATCCTTAATAAAATGACTGGCTTTATGAACCGAGCCAATAAGCAGATAACAGAGACATTACTCTGGCCAGATGTTTATCGTAAGGTGACGAAGTACCAGTCGTTTGTAAATCCCGATGTGAAGAAATGTAAAAAAATTGTTCTTGAGGGGTTTACTTCTTAGTCAAAATAAGGTATAATACAGTCTTATATTATGTGATACATGTGGATAATTCAGATATACAAACATACGAAAATATACGATATAAAACGGAGAAATAAATATGTCTTTTTCAAATCTTAAAAAAACCCGAACCTCATCCATCGACGACCTAGTAAAAGCTGCGCAAGCTGCAGGTGGTGGAGATCAAAAGCAATCTAGAAATATAGACGATCGTTTCTGGAAACCAGAAGTAGATAAGAGCGGTAATGGCTATGCTGTTATTCGATTCCTACCTGCTGCTGAGGGCGAAGATCTGCCGTGGCAGAGATATTGGGATCATGGTTTCAAAGGTCCAAGCGGTCTTTGGTACATTGAAAATTCCTTGACTTCTATCGGGCAACAAGACCCAGTATCAGAAGCTAATTCGGAATTGTGGAACTCGGGAATCGAATCTAATAAAGAGATTGTACGTCAGCGTAAACGTCGACTACATTATGTCTCTAATATTATGGTTGTATCGGATCCTTCTAACCCACAGAACGAAGGAAAAGTATTCCTTTACAAGTTCGGTAAGAAAATCTTTGACAAACTAATGGACGCTATGAAGCCAGAGTTTGCCGATGAGTCACCAATGAACCCATTTGATTTCTGGGAAGGTGCTGACTTTAAATTGAAGATCCGAAATGTTGAAGGGTATCGTAACTACGATCGTTCAGAGTTTGCCTCTTCTTCGGAAGTAGCAAATGGTGATGATGAAGCACTTGAGGGTGTATATAATCGTTTATACTCTCTGCAGGACTTTGTTGATCCTAAGAACTACAAATCATATGACGACCTAAAGTCTCGATTGATGAAAGTTCTTGGTGAAGAAGCACGACCTGTAACAACTGCTGAGTCTATTGACTTAGATGAAACTGCTCCTGCTCCAACTATGAGCGAAGCAGCACCAGCTGAGACTGCACCAGTGGCTGGCAGTAGTAACGATGACGACACTTTGAGTTACTTTGCTAAACTGGCTCAAGAGTCTTAATTAAAATAGGTGTTTGCCCCTGTACTTCGGTGCAGGGGCTTTTTAACTAGGGGAAACTAGTATGAATTGGAAAGAAATAAAAGATTTAGTCATGATGTTTGGACAAGGTTTCCTGATAGGTTACATATTGCTACTAACTTATGACTATGTGAGTAAATTAATTTAGTCGGAGTTTTTATGAAATATGCTTTAAGTGTTTTATTGTTTGTGTCCTCTCTCGCTTTTGCAGAGGATGATGGAAAGAAGTTAAACCTCACTCCCGAAGCTAGGGAAAAGATTTTAGAATTATTGGTATTAGTCAAAGAAGATATTGATGGGATAAAAGAGATATATCGAAAGACCTATCATGGGCATGATATCAATGAAGAAAATTTAAAAGAAACTGTTGACGAACCAACAGAAAAGTAGTATAATAGGACTTATTATGTTATGGAATAAAGGAAATGTTGCTGTACTTATTGGTGTCCTTGTAGTATTATCGGTAACTGTACCGCACTTAGCCGTATGGCTTTTACAATAAGGTAAATTATTATGAAAAAATTATTATTTGTATCGTTACTTGCTTCACCTCTCGCCTTTGCTAGCGAACCTACTGTTACTCATCACTATAAAGACGTGAGTAGATCTACTCCCTATCAAGATTGTTTTATGGTTGATGTTCCTATATATGGAAACATTGGCAGCAATAATCACACATCAAAGAGCGATGTTCTTGGCGGAATGATTGTTGGCGGTCTATTAGGTAAGGCAGTTACTGGAGATGATAAGGGTGCTGCATTTGGTGCTGTTATTGGTGGTATGGAATCTGCTAATGGCGGTTATGAGCGTGGCGTTGTTGGATATAGGCAGAAACGTCACTGTCAAACTAAATACGATTTTTCATCAAGAAAGGTCTACAGTCATAGCACTGCTACTTTTAATTCTGACGGAACTCCATACACTGTAAGGTTTTATAGATGAAACATAGTGTTGATTTTTTAATGGGGGTGCAAAACGCACTCCCCGATGATGTGTGTAAGAGATTAATTGATAAGTTTGAAGAGCATCCTGAGGAGGGAACTCTTCAACGTGATACCGACATCTATAAGTTCCGTGAGTTAGAAATTACTGACCTTGATGAGTTTCATTCCGAGAGAAACATACTGGTGCACTCTGCCTCTGGTCTTATGAAGCATTATAAAAAAGAAATGGATGTTAAATTTTTCCCAGAAAATTTTGTTCTTGAAGGACTAAGAATTAAAAAATATAATCCGCATGATCAGTTTGATTGGCATGTTGATGTTGGAGATGCTGATTCTTGTCGTAGGTTTATGGTAATCTTCTGGTATCTAAACGATGTAGAAGTTGGAGGTCATACTGCCTTTGATTGGTCTAACGATGATGAGAATGCTATTATTATCGAGCCAAAGCAAGGATCTGCTCTTATGTTCCCACCTATGTGGATGTTCCCTCACAAAGGAGAACCACCCATGAGTGGACCGAAATACATCGTATCCACTTATGCGCATTATGTCTAACCATTAGGGTTGTAAGCAAACTCTCTCAGTAAGGAGTCCATGCTAACATCATTAGTAATGTTAACAGTTTTAGAAGAAACATTATTAGTGCTTTGGACTTTCTTACCGCCAGTAGCTGCAACCATCACGGCATTATTATTAGATGCTGCCTCTTGTTTCTCTTGTGACATTAATCCAATTGATTCTACCTGCGTATCTCTTAACTGATTAACAGGAGAATTAGGTAGCAGTGCCTCAGTTGATTGTTCTGCTGGAGTAATCATAGCCTGTTGTACTGCTTCTGGACTATCATCACCGCCAAACATTTTACCAATAAATCCGCTTGCCTTGCTGAATAATGATTTACCCATGCTAATTAGCGGACTACTTTTTTGCATAGCTGACATCATTGCCTGTACTTTTTCTGGGCTTAAACCATACTTTTCAGAGATAATCTGAGTAAGTTTGCTTGGTGCTTCATTACGCTGAGATACATTCTGTACTTCAGAAACAGTATTATTTACTATAGATTCGGGGGTGATACCAGTAGCAGGTAATTGCGGAGTAGAAGATTCTATCTCTGGTATTTTAGCTACCATTGCTGATGTCTTTGGAATTCTAGGAACAACCCTTTTATCTGCACTACCAGTAAATAACCCTTTAATTTTGTCAGTTATAGTTTCAAACCCATCGAACGTTTGAGGTGGTTGCGCAATTTGCTCAGGCATTTCCGTAGCAGCAACATTAATTTCTGGCTGTGGTGGAATAAATGGGGTCTCAACACTGACTTCTGGAGACTGCATAGTAGTCTCGGTTGCAGTCTTTCTTTCTGCGGTTTGTTTAGTCGCTTGTTCTTGAGTCTTTTCTAACTGCTGTACCCTTGCAGTATTTTCCTTAACTACCGTTTCATAGTATTTGGTTTCAGATGCTTGTAGTTCAGGGGAGTCAGGGAACGCAGTAAATGATTGACGTTCTTTATAGTCCTCAAGATCTTTTTGGCTTTCTACTAAGACAGTCTTGGCTTCTTGTAATTCAGGAGAATCTGTTTCGTTAATTACTACAGGTTCACGCTCAGGCATCGGCTCAGGAGCGGACATTACCTGTTCAGGGTTAAACTCGATAATAGGAGCAGATGCGCCAAC